CAATCTCTCTTTTAATCAAAGCGACTTCCGCGTTTGCGATATCCATTCGCTCTTTGGCGAATTGTTGGTCAAGTTCTGCGGCTCGTTCACCTGCTGCGATGCGCTCCTCTATTGAGAGCCTTTCATCGTCCCGCTGTTGCTTGAGTTGCTCAATCTCTGCCCGTGCTTCAGCATATTCAACATTCAACTCTCGTTGTTGGTCTCTGAGTTTCTGTTGTTCTTGCGTGAGTCCTGTCGCGGCTTTGGTGGCTTTAGTTACCTCATCAACGTATTCGCTCGCGAACTCGGTCACCGCCTCAGCCGCTTCGCTGACTTTATCGGTTATATCCTCAACCCCGAGAACAACCTTTCCCGCTGCATCTGCGGCAACCTTTCCAGCTTCAGAGAATTTACCTTGAAACACAAGACTCACCGCTTCTCCAATTGCGGGGAGAAACTCCAAAATTCCTTCGAGCCTCGTTTGAAGGTTGTCTTTTATCGCTTTGCCTATTGCCTTGATGCTCTCAACAGGATTCGAAAAAGCGTCAATGATAACGCCCGCGAGAGGTTCAATCTTTTGGACAAGGATATTAAACGCAGCACCGACAGCCGAAACAACAACTTCAAACGCCTCCGCGATCTTCTTGTTCTCCGCCATCTTTGCGGTAAGCCCTGCAATAAGCCCAATGAGCGCGCCAATACCGGTCGCAGCGATAGCCGTCCCCAAGGCTTTGAATCCTGTCGCGCCAAGCTTACCCGCTGCCTTGAGACCCGTCCCAATCTTCGAAGTGTTCTTCGATGTTTTATCGAGTTGGCTATCGACTCCCTCAAGCCCCTTTTGAATGTCGCTGAGTGATTTCGTTACCTCGCCCGTGTCCGTTTGGAACGTTAAGAGTATATCTTGAGAATCAGCCATGTGATGAGTTTATAAAGAAGAAAAGCAAGCCCCGAGACGTAACCAATAGCGAGGAACCAATCCAACGCCTTGAACCAAAACGGGACTTTTACCTTCTCGCCTTTGTTCTGGAGTAATTGGATCGCTTCTCCTATATAACGATGATTGTCAAGATTCCTCATTGTTCAAAGTCTTGGTAACAACGCTGGGTCGTTGTATTATATATATAACCGTATTTGGTGCAACAAGATGAGAAGTTCGGGCTGAGTTGATACAAGAGCGTCCCTGCTGCGTTCTGAAAACGAATCTGACCATCGGCTTTGTTGATTGATACAGGGAGCCAAAAGCAATCTCGAATGTCTCCCAAGACCTTGAGCATCTCCACCTTCACGAGGTCATCGCTTGTCGCATCATACGAGACCGATAGAATCCTCCAATACGTGTCTTTGATGTATATCTTGTCCGAGAATTCGAACGTCGCTAATTCGGAGCGCGTGAGACGGAAGAAGGCTGTGAGCTTTCGAGCATCCGAAGAATACAACTCATTCACGAATGGTCTCCAATATTGATAATAAAGCGTATTTAGTGGGTTGGCTTGGACGCTATGAAATGGACGCTCCGCACCGAATCCCAGGTCTTCACTTGTTATCGTTGCGTTAAGTGCGGAGAACTGCGAAAAGGCGGGATATTGGGTGTCTGTTGTGGTCTCGGTGTTTGCGTCGTTCTGATAATATATCGTCCCATTGATTTGACTATTCCAAAACGCCAAACGCGGAAGCGGGTCTTTAATGGTCTTGTCGGTTTGTTCGGTATCCACGAGCATCCGATGCACCGCGTATTGCGTGCCGGGAATATATGAAGCGACATGAGGTGCAAACGGTGTTTTGATTTCCTTCGTTCCTGAAGCGAAGTCGTTCACTGGGTCATCGACTCGATACCTTCCATAAACCCGCGAAGCATTTTTGAACACCAAATCGTTGACAAGGTCTTTTCCGTTGGTATGCGTCCAATCGTATTGCCTCGCTTGAAGGTCGGTTGTTGGTGCGATAGTGATGTCTTTCGAGAGGTCGATCTTATTCGTCCAATCCTTCGAAGCTCCGCTCGCCATGTAATCGTTGAACGGCTCAATCTCGAGATGTTTCGCGTTGTTGCGATCCGGAATGAATACAAGGTTGAACATCTTCTGAAGCCCTGACACGAAGTCGATTTGCTTCATCTGTGGCATATTGGCGGCAACATCTACGGTCTGTCCCGAGATGGGGTTTGTTACTGAAACGATTTCTAGACTCGTTTTCTCTTGACCAAATCCCGCACCCGTAAAGGTGACATTGTGACTCCCTCCCGTGTTCATTTTGTACTCAAGTCGTAGGGTATCTCCAGCATTCAAAAAGACGCCCTCCGAACTGAGGAGGAAAGAATAAAAATTCCCGTTAAAGACTCCTCCCTCTTCATCTTCAATTGGTATCCATACAGGCGTTCCATTTACAGTGACCGCGATTGTTATTTCGTGGGAAGTATCGCTCATTTCTCCAAGCACATTCAATCGCAAGCGATATCTCGCCCGGAATGGGGCTGTATATGTGTCGGTTGCCCAACGGCTCCCGGTGTCAAAAAATGGCGTTGTATCGCTCAGGGTTATTGGATAATACGTGTTGGAGCTTGCGGGAGTGAGCGTTGTGTCGCTTTGAAAACCAACAAGCAACGTGTATCCGTTTGGGTTTTCTGTTCCCTGAATTGATAAATCTCCATTGTATAGAGCGAGATACGTGTCATCAATTCTCGACAAGAAATTCGATGTATATGTGAATCCCGCGTCCGTCATTATCTCCTCAAACAACTTGGAGGCTTGGAAGTATGGTGTAAAGTCTCCGTGTTCGAGTGGTTCGGTTGAAGTCCATATATTCGAAGAAGTCCAATTCTGCCCCTTGTCCGGCAGACCGTAACGAATTACGCCACTGAACAAATTTGCCGACCAACTCTCCTCAATCTTCGTTGCGTTCAACGGGTGATCATATGCGGACAAATCGAGGTCGGTAAGCATCGCGTCCCCGATATCCCGTGAGAGGTTAGCCGTCTCACCGAATACCGCAATCTCCACGTCTGCATATTTGCCCTTCTGCACGTATACCGCTTTTACCTGGGCAAAGCCTCGCATGACCGGAATCGTGTTGTAAGTGAGTTCCGCATCGACTTTGACCTTTGGATCCCATGTCGTAATAAGACCGAACTCATTCACTGCCCCGAAGTAATCTTGGTTCTTCTTCGTGAGTGGTACGCGGAAGGTCTGCGAGAAGCTCGATGATGAAGCGTTGATATCCTGTATATCCGAGAACTGATAACTCAGGTTCACCGGCTCATTCTCGTAGAGTTCAATCTCGTTTCCTGCAAGGGTGAGTCTTAGCATCGGATGGTTTGTGCGAGTTCTACATTGAACGAAGTGATGAACACCTTCGAGACGGTTTCCTCTTCGATTTGCATCGAGTTGGTTTGGATCGTAACCGGAACCCAAGTGCCGTCGATTCGTGCCATGACATTCTTTGACCTCATGCAATACTGCATCAAGGTGACCTCCTCAATTGTCAGAACGCTGTTGAGTTGATAGGTCTCTTTCGCTTCGAGTTGGTACGGCTTAATTTGTCGTGCGCTGGAAGCGAGCTCGAATTGTGAACCGGTATAATCCCCGACAATCTTTCGGTATGTCTTCTCCTCGCGGGTTACGGTCTTTTGTTTCTTCCCATCAAAGCGGAGATAATCCCACCCGCCCCGAGTATTTGCCCACCCCAATTGAACAGGTTCGTTCTTGGTGTTCCTGCAATTGTTACGAATGCGGAGGATGTTTCCTGTTTGCGCTGAATCGGTTGAAGGGACAATATCGTAATGACCCCAACCCCCCGTTACCGCATTGAGAGCCGCTGTAATTGCACTCAAAGATGCCGGATAAACATAGGCATATAAAAGGCTTGCATCGTTGTTTGAATCGTTCCAAGTGGTGGTCGGAACGAGACCCCCATTCGTGGAGTTCACGATATATGTCAAGGTATCGTCAAGGCTTCCGGCTGTGTCGTAGGTGTTTATGAGGAACCGAGTAATAAGTGAGCCGGTATCGTCGCTATTGATGAAAGCTGCAACCCCGTTATCTTCGATGCCTGCACTCACTTCGATGACGTTGTTCACGGGTATGCGATCCGTCAACCAAACTTTCTTCGTTGAAGCCGTGCCGTAATAATCCGAAAAGGAAGGGTCTAACCCTTGCGAGAGTTGTTCGTATCCGTCAAAGTGGTAATAGTATGAAGACTCGTCCTCAGCCAATGTTTCGGTCGTGCCGTCAAAGAACCCAACCAGCACCCGATAACGCTTCATGTTATCATTCGACCGAGTGAACATCTTGTTATGGAACGTATGAATCGTGTTCGTCGTGTTGTATTTCAAAGAATCCACCTCAAGCCGTCCCTCTATGACTTCGGATAAATCAAAGAAAGCGAAGGTCGCTGGGTTCGGAGTCAAGTAAATTTTCGAGATGATGGTTCCGTTCTCTTCAACCTGCACGATATATCGGTAATCATCGGTAACGGTTTCATTTGGTCCGAGGGTGAAGAGTAGCTTTCGCCCTGCGGGGATCCACCTGTCTGCGGGTGCTGCTTCGATTTGCGCCATTAGTTCTTTATCGTTATGTTTCCGAGGTTTGCTTTGAATTTACCCGCGATATCTTCCGCGAATGCCGCTCCTAATTTCTTGGTGTATCGTTTGCTTACCGCTGTATATGCTTTCTCATAAAAGCGAAGTCCCACAATTCCCTTACGTTTGACCGCGCGACCAAGTACATACGCGAGAGAGTCTGCGCTTTGCTTTTTGAATCGCCCTTTTTCGTCGCGTGCTTTGATGCCTTTGGCGCGTATCCAACTCTTTAAAGCGGTGCGATGTTTACGGGATGGGTTCTCGAACTTGTATGAATAGGGCGACCCTTGATTCTTGCGCGTGCCGTTGACTCCAAAATGAATGAACGGAGCGTACTTCTTCGCCTTGCCTTTCGCTCCGAAGGTGATTTCTCGAATCTCGTTCCCACGAACGCGGACGCGGTAATTGAGAGACCGCTTCAGTGTACCCGTTGCGACTCCGTAGTTCTTATTCTTGCCGATCCTACGCCCTCCAAGGTGCCTCTTTGCACTCTTGAGGATGTCATCTGCAAACGCGATCAGTGTCTCGTTGACTTTGCTCATATCCCCGCGCGTTCGGATGCCTTGCGGCAATGGTTCTCCTCGATGCTATTGAGTAACAGAGTCAGCCATAAACCGAGACCCGTGAGTGTTCGTTCTCGTTGGTTGGCTCCCAGGACAGCCGAAACGGAATGATTCCCGAA